AATTATAATTGTATTGTTGTTTATACTATTTGACATTTTAACAGGATTAATTAAAGCAATTTATAAAGAAGGATTAAATAGCACATATTTAAGGCAGGGTTTATTCCATAAATTATCTGAAATTTTAGCTCTAATTGGTTCATATGGTATTGAATTTGCTATTCAATATATTGAACTTGGTATTGACATACCAGTATTAAAATGTGTAAGTGGATATATCGCATTAATGGAGTTAATAAGTATAATCGAAAATTTATGCGAAATTAATCCGCGATTATCAAAATTATTTTCACCGTATTTAGAAAAAATGAAAGGAATGAATGACGATGCTAAAAGGGATTGATATTTCAAATCACAATGGGGATATCAATTGGAATACTGTAAATAATTCTATTGATTTTGCTATGATTAGGGCTGGATATTCTCTAACAAAAGACGCAAGATTTGATACTAATATTTCAAAATGTAATGCTCTCGGTATTCCGTGCGGTATTTACTGGTTTAGTTATGCTCTGTCAAAAGACCATGTTTTAAATGAAGCTAAAAAATGCGTTGAAACTATTAAGAAATATAAAATAACATTTCCTGTAGCGTTTGATTGGGAATATGATTCTGACGATTACTATGAAAAAATGACAGGATATAAACTTAGCAATTCATTGCGTGCAGAATATGCTAAAATTTTTCTTGATTACATTAAATCACAGGGTTACGTTCCTGCTTTATATACTAACATTGATTACTTAAACAACTATGGATTTAATTTGATTAAGGATAACTACGATTTATGGCTTGCACAGTGGGATGTAAACAACCCGAAATATCCGTGTGCTATTTGGCAAAAATCGTCAAAAGGAAAAATTGATGGAATTAAAACTAATGTGGATATTAATATTGCCTATAAAAACTATGAACAAGTAAAGCAGCCAATTGAAGATAAAAAAGCAAGACTTGAAACTATTAAAAATGATTACTATGAAAAATATTTAGAAATTGCAAAAGATATTATAACAGGTAAATATGGAAACGGTGATGAAAGAAAAAAACGTCTTAAAGATTCAAACATTGATTATAATTTCGCTCAGGCTATCGTAAATGTTTTGGTTCTTTAAAAATGAAAGGAGGATAATTGTGGCTATTCTTAAAAAAGAACAATATTTTGAAGCAATTAAAAATAGGCTCGGTGATGATTCAAGTGATGATGCAATTCAGTTTATGGAAGATATGACAGATACTTATAATGATTTGGAACATAGAGCAACAGAAGATAGTGAAAATTGGGAACAGAAATATAAAGAAAATGACGCTGCATGGAAAAAAAGATATGCAAGTAGATTTTTCAACGGTTCTACGCAGTACAATAACGGACAGGATAATTCTGATAATGATGAAGAAAATGAATACAATCCTGATGCCGTTACAATTGATAGTTTATTTAATGGAGGTAAATAAAAATGGCAAATATTCCTGAAATCAGAAATGGTCTTACTAAATCCGCAGTCGATATTTTGAATGCTATTCGTAATTCTGCAAGCGCTAATTATAAAGGATATGTTCCTGCGGCTTATCCTGACCAGAATAGTATTAAAGAAATTGGCGCTATTATTATGGATTATCCCGCCCTCAAAAATGAATTTCTTACTGCACTGGTAAATAGAATTGGTAGAGTAATCATTACCAATAAAATGTACACTAACCCGTGGGCACAGTTTAAAAAAGGTATTTTGGAATTTGGCGAAACAATTGAAGAAATTTTCGTTAATATTGCTAAACCTTTTGAATATGACCCGGCTGTTGCTGAAACTAAAGTATTTCAGAGAGAAATCCCTGATGTAAGAGCAGCATTTCATATTCTTAACTATCAGAAATTTTATAAAGCTACTATTCAGAATGAACAGTTGCGTCAGGCGTTTCTTTCGTGGAACGGTATTTCCGACCTGATTGCTAAAATTGTTGATAGTATGTATACAGCAAGCAATTATGACGAATTTATTACGATGAAATATATGCTTGCTAAGCATCTGTTGAATGGCGAATTGTATCCCAGTAAAATCAGCGCTGTTTCTGCGGCAAATGCTAAAGGTATCGTTTCTACCATTAAGGGCGTTTCCAATAAGTTTGAATTTATGAGCAATAAATATAACCTTGCTGGTGTAGCTAATTATAGCCTTAAGGAAAACCAGTATGTTATTGTAAATTCTGACTTTGACGCTACGATGGATGTTGAAGTGCTTGCAAGTGCTTTTAACATGAGTAAAGCCGATTTTATGGGGCATAGAATTTTAATTGATTCGTTTGGCAATCTTGACACGGATAGGTTGGATGAATTGTTCGGAAGTGACCCCAATTATACGACATTTACTGATGCAGAACTTGCGGCACTTGATGCAATCCCTGTGGTACTGGTGGATTCCGATTGGTTTATGATTTATGATAATCTGATTGAATTTACTGAACAGTATAACGGACAGGGGCTTTATTGGAATTACTTCTATCATTGTTGGAAAACGTTCAGTATTTCGCCGTTTGCAAATGCCGCCGTATTTGTACCCGGGACACCTGCTATTACAAGCGTTACTGTATCGCCGGAATCTGCAACTGTAATGCCCGGGCAGACGCTTGCTCTTACGGCTACTGTTGTTACAGAAAACTTTGAAAATAAATCTGTTAATTGGACGGTAGCTCCCGGCACTGTGGGAACGGATGATATTACTGGCGTAACTATTAATATTTACGGTGAACTTACAATTCCCGCAGATATTGACCCCGGTACTGTGATTACTGTTACAGCTACTTCTGTAGCGGATTCTACTAAATCTGACAGTGCAACTATTACAGTTTATAGTGCTGGTTAATAATTGTTAAATCATTTGCCCCTATATGATAATAAAATATTCATATAGGGGCAATTATAAAGGGGTGATATAAATGGCAAGTATTTCTCCAAACACTAAAATATATATTTGCAGAGGTATTCCGTTTGATAATAACTACGAACATACAAGAATATTTGATATTGACTCTTATCAAATTAACTATTTTTTAAGTAAAGTAAAAGTTACTGCTGCTGATCCAACTGAAAAAGCAGAATTTTTACACCATTCCTATCAGAGGGTAAATTCAAACACTATTAGAGTGGATATGCCAGTTGAAAAAGTATTTGATTGTAATTACTTAGTTTTCAGAAATGCTGATTTTGAAAATAAGTATTTTTACGCATTTATCACTGAAATAAATTATATTAATAATAATTGTACTGAAATTGTGTACGAATTAGATGTTATTCAAACATATATGTTTGATTATGATTTTGAATATTGTTATATTGAAAGACAACATACACCCCGTGATGATGTTTTTGGAAATACTGTACCGGAAAATTTGGAAATAGGGGATTATGTTTATAAATCGTTGGGAAAATCATATAATAATTATAATGATTTTGCTATTGACATTGTCGCGCCATACTCATTAAAAGTTAGGGTTCTTGACGATACAGTACCGACTGATGTAACAGTAGAATTTGAGGTAGATAAACAACCACGTATAGGGTTTTATAATGGGAATTTTTCAGGATTAATTCATAATACATTTGAAATAAGAGATACACGCGAATATGAGGAAGGAAGTTTAAGCTATTTAAAATACCCGGCTATGATAGATGTTGAAAAAGCATTTGGACTTTTAGAAGAAAATTTAAAAGAACAAATAGTTGCCATTTATATAATTCCAAAACATATGGCTGTTTATAAAACAGATATGCCTACCAATGCACCAATTGTCAACAAAGTAATACCGCTACCATCTTCAACTGCTGATGTATATGGCACATATACGGATTCAGATGGAAACGTACATAGTATGATTAAAAATAATAAATTATTAACTTACCCATATAACTTATTAATGGTTCAAGATTCAGAAGGAAAAACTGCTGAATATAAATATGAATTATTTTGGCAAATTTGGGATGATGGTACGAATCACAATGCCATGTTCAAATTAATTGGAACAATGGGGTTACCACCACAGTTAATGTGTTGTCCGCATAATTATAAACCATATGGCGAAGATTCCACTCAAATTACATTACCGTTTAATTATGTAGACAATTTAACAATAACACAATTTCCTATGTCAGGTTGGGCAACAAATGGATTTAGGGAATGGCTTGCAAATAAAACTACTGGCTTAGCTGGTGGATTATTAGGCACAATGTTAGCGCCTGGAATAGGTTCAGTAATTGGAGCTGGTCTTGGTTCGTTTGCAAAAATGTCATTTGCTGCTACGGCATATGGTAGTGTTTCTTCAATTCCACAGGCATTAATAGCACCCAATTATGCCCACGGTGTTGACAAAAATTCATTGATGCTTTCATTAAATGAATTTGGTTTTCATTTTTATAACGCAAGAATAAAGGACGAATATGCTTTAATTATTGATAATTATTTTACAAAATATGGTTATGCAATAAAAAGAGTTGGTAAACCTAATCTTAGGGCACGCCCTAAATGGACTTATGTCGAAACAAAAAATTGCGCTATTAAACCAGTTGACGGAAAAGGTATAAACGCAGAACATATGAAAAAAATAGAAGAAATATATGACCATGGTATTACTTTTTGGCAAGATGATGATGTAGGTAATTATAACTTGGATAATTCCCCAATTACATCGGGTTAATAAGGAGGTGAATAAAATGGCGTTAAAAAACAAACAATTTTGGGAAAGTAAAAGGTTTAATAACTGGACTTTTAATCAGTATTATAATAGATTAACAGAACTTGCTATCAGTAGATTTGAATGGATTAATTTGCCGCCTGAAATTGATGCAAGATTTTTGGAACTTGTTTTGTTTAGTGATGGTATGGCAGTATTCTTTAAGGAAGATGATGTAGGATTTGCTGCGTTAAGGTGTATGATAGGGGGCAAATTAAATATCTATCAAATTCCTACTATTAGAACCGCTTATGCGTCAAACGGATTAAATGTTCCTCTTAATGAAAATAACTCTGTTATTATTTTTAATAATTTGATACATACAAATAGTTTACTTGATGTAGAAATGTATGCCGAACGGCTGTATAAATTGGATAGAATAATTGATGTAAATACAAAAGCACAAAAAACTCCTGTTTTAGTACAATGTAGTGAAAACGAACGTTTGACTATGAAAAATGTTTATCAAAAATATGACGGTGATGAGCCTGTTATATTTGGCGATAAAGGTTTGAATCCTAAATCATTGACAGTTTTTAAAACAGATGCGCCATATGTGAGTGATAAATTGTACAATCTTAAAACGCAATACTGGAATGAAGCATTGACATATCTTGGGATTTATAACTTAAATATCACCAAAAAAGAGAGGGTATTAAGTGATGAAGTAAATAGTAATTTAGGCGGAACAATTTCAAGTAGATATTCAAGTCTTACTGCGAGAAAATATGCTTGCGCTGAAATTAATAGAATGTTTAAACTAAAAATTGATTGTAAATTTAGAGAAGATTATCAAATTATAAATAACGATGAAAACAACAGTGAGAAAAAAGACGACAGCGAAAAGGACGGTGATAATAATGAGTAAATATACCACTGAAATCAGATATATGTGCGAAGTATACGCGGGTGAAGATGAAAGTAAAGGTTTTGATTCAATTGAAGATAAGTTATTTGATGGTGAACTTGTACCCGGTATATTGAGTAAAGCCGCACCGCATGTTTTTGATTTTGATTTTCCAATTTTTGATGAAGATTATAGATTACCTCTTGAAAAGAAAATATTAAGACATTATTATACAAGAGAAATTGGGTTTGAAACTGTTGGTTTATTTAAACTGAAA